CATTCAAAAAGAATTTTTTAAAAATATTTATTTTAAAAGTAATTCCACATGAGTAGAGTCCCCATGATACTGTGATTTTCGGTCGCATGGGGACCCACTCTGATCCTACCAGCCACGATGGCCCCTCGAGTCTTTTCATGTCGTCCGTGACGTCACGACCTGTAGTCTCGATCCATGCTTTCGTGATTGGCATGCGCATGGTGTGACCCCGTGGAGGCCACGACGTCCCGAGACACGTGTGAACTTTACCCCCGAGAATATACCGAGTCACCCTGCGCGTCCCGGGCGCGACGCTATCCACCTCGGTCAGGATTCTATCTTCAATCTTGAAAATATTTTTAATTTTAAAATTTTTTGGATATAAGAAGTATACAAGATCCATATAAAAGTTTCGTATTATATTTATTTAATGGAGGCGCGTTTTAATGAAAAGGTGCGTGAATTTCAGGATTTGATTGCGGCGTTCCCCGATCGCGTGGCTGAGCTCGAGACGGAGATGTACGAGTACATGGCGCGCACAGCCCCCTTTATAAAGGAGTATCATAAAGAGTCTACGGCGACGACGAGCACAAAGACTGTCGCTAATATCAAGATATCTTCACGCAAGGGTGTGCAGCGGCAGGATATATATAATGCATACCTGGCTGAGATTGAAGAGGTTCACGGACAGGCGAAGACGACCGACAAGTATCGCCGCCCTTGCCCCAATTGCGGCGCTAATTTTTCATTCACCTTTGATGAATCACAGAGTGAGGACTCGTGCATAGAATGTGGGTACGTCGAGTACGTCCAGGGTGAAGAGGTGGGATTCAAGGAGGAGCAGGAAATGGAGAAGAATATCGTATATTCTTACAAACGTGAAAATCATTTCAACGAGTGGGTCAGCCAATTCCAAGCCAAAGAGTCGACAAGCGTTCCACCCGAAGTGATTGACCAACTCCGTGCAGAATTCAAAAAACAAAAAATAAAAGAACTTTCTGAAATTACTCATGAGAAGGTGAAGGCGTTACTCAAAAAATTGGACAAGTCAAAATACTACGAACACGTACCATACATCACGACGATTCTCAACGGGATTCAACCACCGACAATGAGTCAATCACTTGAAGACAAGTTGAGACTCATGTTCCATCAGATTCAGAAACCATTTGAGAAACATCGGCCAAAGGACCGCAAAAACTTTTTGAGTTATTCATATACTCTTTATAAATTTTGTGAATTGCTCGGAGAGGATGATTACCTTCCGTGCTTCCCGCTTCTCAAATCAAAAGAAAAACTTTACAAACAAGATGAAATTTGGAAGGGTATATGTCACGAGTTGAGATGGCAAGTCATCAAGACTGTGTGATTCAGTGACTTGCGCGGCCACGCATGCCTGCGAGAACGGCCGCGGCGTTACGGTTGGCACTTGTTGCCTTCTTTTCCGCCTTGCGTGCAAGGGCCAGATACTCGCGCTTGTTCTTGGAAGATAGAGGAGCAGCCGTACGTTTCACCTTGTTGATGAGTTCGCGAATACGGCGCTCTTCCGTGGCGACGACGCGCTGATTGATCGCAGCCAGGTTCGCACGAATCTTCTGGTTTCTGGCCATGCGCGCCGCTTCGTTCTTTGCAGCGCGGCCCGCAACGCGACGAGCGCGGAAACCGACGACTGCTGCGCGGGCAGACCGTGCCACAGTGCGTGCACGGGCGCTCGCAGCCTTTACGCGGGCCAGGGACCGGTGCATGGACCCCACGACCGAGTTGCGCGCGCGGCGAACGTAGCCGTTCACGACGACTATACCCTCGCGGACGGTGCGAATCTTGCGCTGCGCAGAGTTCTGGATAGCCACCACGCGCTCAAGGATCTCATTGCGGATCTGGGTTGGAAGAGCGAACAGCGCCTTTAGCACGCGTGATAGCGCCTTGAAAAAACGGATGGTTCCCTCCTTGGCCACTGGTGCACCGAGGCGAAGAACAACGAGCAGACCGCGGCAAGCCGCACCGAGAAGCGCGCCGATCGGCCCGTTGTAAACCTTCTCGGTAATCACGAGAGCGAGCACGATGGCGAAAGCCCAGAATGACCCCTTGACGTAAGGAGACACTTGCTGAATGAGACTGGCCGTATTGCGAGAAAGCTGAGCGGCGATGGCCGTCATTGCTGCAGCCGACGCCGCGTTCATGCCACCCGTTGGCATCTGAATGGTCACCGGAGGAGCCGCCGCCGCCGCGCCACGCAGACCCTGAAAAAGCGCGCCACCGAAACCACGGGCCGCCTGACCAAGAATAACCGCACCGCCACCGACAGCCCCGGCACCGCCGGGAATCATGGCCATTTATATTTATAAATATTTTACTTTGAAAGTTTGGACTTGAAGTGTCTGGCGTATTTCGCGCGGACCCATTTTGCGTCCGACTTGTAAATGCGTGACGCTCTGGGCAGTGTGCGCTTGGTGAGGGTGCCGATTGCCACGAGGCGGCGGAACACGGCAATTGGCATCTCCTTACCCTTGCTGATCGCCTTGCTCAGCGACTTGTGGCGATTGGTCATAGCCTCTACTGGGTGATACCCGTAGGCTGTCAGCATGCCCTTCTTCAACTTGCCGATCACACGCCGACTCTTCCCGATCGATCCCACGTCGTAGGACGGCATTGGTTTCACGCGGACAAACCCCGGCTTGCGCATGTACGTGTAGGACGGCCGGCCCGGTTTCGCTCTGACTGTAATCTTCTTCGGTGCTCTGTGCACAACATAGCCAGCTCGGATCATGTGCTTCATTTACTATTTTCCGATATTTTTGTCCGAGATTGAAGATGTGAAGACCATCCGCCGTAAAATCGAAAATATCAAACTCTTCACTGTTGATGACGTAGCTGGGATAATCGTAACTGTGACGAAGTCTGAGAATTCCTGCAAAAATATTACCAACATATGAAGCGAGTGAAAGTGAAGGGGGTACTGGGGGTGGGGGCGATATCCTGATGACCGCCACCTCGTGACGCGGCTTGGTCACAAACGGGAGTCCTGGGATTTCTTCCTGGAAGCCTCCATCCACGTACCGCCATTCTCCAATTTTCACGGTTGAGAAAAGGAATGGAACGGCGATCGACGCGCAGATGGCATCTATGACACTGTCACCGGGGTGGGTCCTGTGTGAAAAATACACCGTCTGCCCGCGCTCAGTGCAAAATGCAGAGACGTAGAATTCTATCGGTACCCGGTTCCACAATTCACCGAAAGTTATTTCTTTTGTTTTAAATTTTTTAAAAATCGCATCCGACATGGCTCGCCGAAGATTTGTCATCGGGACCAATCCAAAATTATTTAAAAAGTTTTTAATATTTGGTTTCATGAGTTTGCCGATTCGCACCTTGAGAGAAAAGTCAAGAATTTCTGGAATTTTTCCATCATTCAATAACCAGAAAAGTGATAGAACCGCACCGGCGCTCGAACCGCTCACGGCCTGGACCTCACTCAGATCCATATTTGACATTTGTCCAAGGAATGCAAAAAATGCCATCGCACCTGGACCGAGGACAAGCCACTTCATCAATAGTAGTTTGGAAAGGCTATTCTTAAATACGAGAATATAAAGAGAAATAGAACACCCTTGAGCACAATCTCGATATTGAAATCAATAGGAATGGGCACTTTACTTAGAATTCCAGAAATAACACCAGTCATGATGACGTCGGCTTTCGTCAACGTGAGTTTTAGTACAAACTTTATGATTACCCATGAAACGAGGGGAACGATCAGTGCTGCAAATGCACGGGTCTGTTCGAACGTCGAGGCAATCATGAATATTGTCGCCGGTACGGCCACCTTGGGCGCAGCGATGTCGATCATTAATATATCTTGATATAATTTTCGAGCCAGTTCTGAAAAGCCTGGGGGTCAATCTCTTCTTGCATGTTGAGATGGCGCCAGAGTGATACATACGGCAATTTGAGATCTACGTCACTCCACCACTTGTCTTGATTGTGCATGAGATCACAGAATTCAGCAACTCCGTAGCGATGCAAAACAAGGGCGTGATTGTCGTACGCAAAACGTTGGATGGCGCATACATCTGCGTAAATTTCGTCACAATACATGGCTTCCCAGTCCTCCGGGTGGAGGGGTTCCGGGCTCTCTTCACGATCGGGGTCGGAATCGTCGTCGTATTCCTGTCCCGGTCGCCTGAACAGAGCGTCGCGCGAGTACTCGTCACCGAGACCCATTTTAGTACTTGATTGTATAGGGTTTCTAAGCCTTAAGCCCGCTTACGGTCACTGATGAAACCTCCTTGATTGGGGCCGCGGCCACAATCGCCTGCATCGCGCCATCGGCCCGACCTGCATCCTGCTCGAAATAATTCATGAGACCAACGCGAATCACATCCTTCGTGAGCCCGCCCTTGGTCTTCTTCGTCTTGAGATTAACCTTGACCTTGTCCTTGACCTTGACGGTGTCAATCTCGTTATCAGCCATGTGATTCGTCACAAACTGCTTGAGCTCTTTCTCACGTTTATTCAAAACAGAAAGATCTTTGCGAGCTGCGGAAAGCTGCATCTTGAGAGAGATCCACTCGTTCATCACTCCGGCAAAGTCCATTCCTAATTATTTTTAACATCTTATTTGTCCTTGGAGGGCGCGCACTCTATTGGTATTCGGGCGAAATCTCGAAGCGCGGGCGCATGGTGTCAGGCGGGATCGTGCTGAGGTTGAAGATGGACACTGGTGCGCGGGGGTTGGACGGCTCGCTGCGGAACTGCTGGTTCGCGTTGCGCAGAACGCCGCCGATCGTCTCCGGGTAGCCAATCTGGCTGCGCGGGTCCAGGTAGTTCTGGCCCTGAAGGATCTGATCTGGTGCGAACTTGCCGAAATCCTCAGTCACCGCCACCTCGCGGGGAATCAGACCTGCGGCGGACACGTCATACCCACCGCTGCCGCCACCCTCCACTGGGGCGGCGTTCAGGGTCATACCCGGGCGTGCCAGACCGTCACCCTGGACATATGAATTTTGTGCGAAAAAGCTAGACTTGGGCGCGAACAGCACAAACGCGAGGATGGCCAGCAGGATCAGTGCCACGACAGTCTTGCGGTTCAGCATTTATTAATAGGTACCGATAATTTTTTCAGTCAATGTAGTCGGACGGATCGTCCGCGGCCACCTCCTCCTCCACCTCATCCTCAAACATGTACTGGGTGGGGAATGTGGGAGCCTTGGGCGGTCCGCGGACGCGCGCCTGAATCACACGCCACACCGCCCCGAAAGATTTTTTCAAAAACCAAAGACCGGCGAGCTCAACCAGCAGGTCGCACTGTGCACCCTCACCGACAGCCGAGAGATCGAGTGGATTCTTCTGGGCATCAAAAGCCTTTGCGACAATCTCACCCTTGAGCTTGGCGAGACTGACGCTCAGAGTCCCGTCCGTCAGACTCGACTGGAACGCGCCCTGGATGGTCTCGTCCTTGAGATCGGCGCCGAACCACATCTGCTTGTCCGCCTTGGCCCGGGAGACAATCTCATCATCAGCGGCGGAAATTTTCTCGTGCAGGATCTCTGGTACATCCACAGTCGGGTTGGGGACGACGAGACCCTCCTGCACAGTCACGTTATTCAGCTGAACCACACACCCCTTGATCTTTAGGAAACGACGGCCGTCTGGCAGCTTCACGGGCGCTCCAAACTCCATTTAATAGAATAAAATTTTAAAACAAAGAGTGCTTGGGCGCACCGACTAATTTCTCGTCAAATGGTAATGTGTGACACCAGGTGCACGTGTTTACCTAGCCTGACCGGGACGTTCTGCGGGTGGATCGACTCTCGTGACGGGATCGTACATCCGTGTGAACCTGGGTGCTGCAATCCAAAGTGTTCAGAAGATCCACCTTCAATGATTGGTGAATACAGACAGACGCGCGGGGTGGCTCTCCCCCCTGGTTTCGGTGAAATCATAGAAACGAGCGACATGGCGACAGTTAAACCCTGGTGGTCACCATTTGAACCAGTCCCGAGAACGCCAGAACCCGCATATAATAGACGTTTATTCTTGATG